TGATTGTGTAACCGGCGAGAACTTCCGCCAAGTAAGACGTAAGTATAGTGACGGTTTTCTGGCGTCATTGGCAAAAGAAGGTAAGAATGTAGAGTGGTGGATTCTGGAACAAATGAGTCTGCCACTAGACGAAAGAGCACCGGTCTTGTGACTGTGTGTAAGTGGTGGAGAGGGACACAGTATGGTGTCTATGTGTAGGACATGGTTAGTGTGGTGCCTACGCCGCGAATTCAATTAAACTTTATTTAGACCTGTAGCAATACGCGGAATAAATAACCTCCTTCTTGGGGGTTTTGTCGTGTCCAAACGTTTTTAAACCACAGGGAGTAAGTCTCCCACTTATTACATATTATGCCCTTGGAGGGTGAAAAATACAATGATTAAATTTGACGGTGAAGGCTTCAAAGCTGAAGCGATTTGTGCTAGCCAGTTCAACGGTAAGCTGACCAACGTAAAGCAAGATCAATACAAAGACATTGATTTGTTTATTACTGCAAAAGACGGAACGATTAAAAGTTGTTCTGTTAAAGACCAATTGCGGGGCACTTCAAAAGGGTGGACTTCCGTACAGTTGGAACTAACCACTGTTAATACTCGCACTGGTGCAAAGCGTAACGGTTGCTTCTATACCAATGAATCAGATTATTACTTCTGGCGTATCTGGACTGCTGAGTATGGCGACACATGGGCAGTAATTGAATCTGTTGTACTCAAGGATTGGGTAGAAGCTAACAAGGCAACACTACGCAAGTGGTCAACCAAACCCGCTACAGAAGCTAAGAACCGCTCTTACAATCGAGTGTATGACCGTAGCGAAGGCGTAGAGCTTGAAGTTAGCGTTATGCGTGAACTTGGGAAGCTGATTAAAGTTAAGGAAACAATTCAATGAAACCACAGAGTCCCTATAAGGACAAAAAAGATATTCCTCTTCACTGTTTCACTAATAAGGAATGTACCAAAACGCCAAGCCCTGAACTTAGAAAGTATTTACGCTATATGCTGGATACACACCCTAATGACTTAGAGTACCTTTGGCGATTTACACAACAATACACAGCACACGGCGGTTGTTACAAAATGGTGTACTCCGCTTGGTTGCATAAACTAACCCAAGACTTAGAGAAACAGGAGCAAGAAAAATAATGGCGGCTAACCTCTCGCAACAGAGTAAGCCCCTCCACGTAGAAAACACAGTTCTTCAACTTGGTAAACATGAGCTTAGTATTAACCAAGCTTTCTACACTTACCGAGACATGAAACTAGACGGTATTATCAGCGGCTCTATGTCGTTTATTAAAGCGGTACTGTCTAAAGGTGATTTTAAGATTGCCTACCATGAGAAAAGCAACCAGCAAGAAAAGAAAGTTATTGACGCCTTGAATGCAAGTCTTGAGAACATGCAGGACTATGACAAAAAGCGTTTGATTTCTAACTGGCTGCAAATGCTTGACTATGGTTGTTCATTGAATGAAGTTGTGTGTGAGCGTGTAGGTGGTACGTTTGTATTTAAAACCATTTCCCCTATTCACCTTACCACTGTTGAAAAGTTTCAAATGAAAGGTGGTTCACTAGACAAACTGCTTCTTAACCCTGCTGACAATGACGGGCTTGTTTACAACGTAGACGTAGCACAGAAAGACATTAGTGGTAGTAAGATTCTTTTCTTCCGTATTGAACCTGATTCAGATTTCCCACTTGGTAAGAGTTTGCTTTATGGAGCTTACACCGCTTGGAAGTCTAAGAAGATTCTTCAAGAGTACGAAGCAATTGGTGTTGCTAAAAACTTGTCGGGTGTATTGGACATTAAAGTACCGTCCACTTACATTAACAAATACTTTGCAGAACCAAACAGTGAAGAGGCTGTGTATATAGCCAACTTGCTGACACAAGCGGAAATGTTGCACGCTGGTAAAGGTAGTTACATTCTGTCTGCTTCTGATTGCCAAGACAACGGCCAACGCCTGTTTGAAATTACTACTGTTGGTGGTAATGGTGGCAACGCTCAAAACTATAACGTAGGGCAAGCAATCTCCCGTTACAACCAAGAGATTATGTTGTCTCTGCAAACTATGGTTCTTTCCCTTGGTGCTGAAGGAGGTGGTAGTTTCGCACTGAGTGACAATAGCACTTACCTTATGACGCTGTTTATTGACAACGTGCAACGAGTGATTAGCCAAGAGTTTAAGAAGGCTGTTCGTATTGCTTATGAACTTAACGGCTTGCCTCTTGAACGTATTCCAGAACTTGAATTTGAACCAGTGCAACCGCTTGACTGGACAGAGTTTACACAAGGCTGGCAACGTCTGCTGCAATCTGGTGGTGTTACTGCTGACCAAGGCTTAGAAACCTTCCTGCGTGAAGCTGGCGAAGCCCCACAGGCTGATTACAGTAAGAAGCTAAACAACAGTGTAACGGCTAACGAAAGTGACCGCCTAAGCACAGACAAACAGGGGTAAGGAAATGGCTAGTACAAATCTTGACCCCAGCAACTTTGTAGACCAAATGAGACTTAACACTGGCGATTTCATAGAGGACGAACCATATTTAGAAGATTCCATTTATGTTTATTTCTATGAGCTAGCCGGTAACAGTGTTATTGACGGTTCTATTATGGCGCTGGAAAGCATTATTAATAACATTGCGCTTAGTCCTCAACGTTGGCAGATTGGCGAAGCTTCGGAAACTGGCCCGCTAATTACTGCACTAACTCAAAGGCTAACGTCTCTTATTGACCGCCGTACAGGTGCTAAGGTTCCGGTAGTTCTTCGCAGTGATAGAAAGAACTGGTGTGACTTTAACGAAGCTTTTGGACAACAATCAAACCAATTTAGGAAGTATTAACAATGAGCGACAAACCGAGTCTATTAGAACGCCTTATGGGCAGTGCTAAGAACAAAGCAGACGATAACAAAGGTGCTCTTGAAGCTGAGATTAAAGCAAAGCTTAAAGGCATTCTGTATGACGAAGAACTAGTTAACGAACTCGCCCCAGTCTTTATGAAACTGCAAGGTGTAGAAGGTTTTAACCAAGTCTTTGAACTGCTGGAAACGAAAGAACGCCAGATTGAAGCCATGAGTGGTGGAGACTGGTTTAAACAAGAAACAACCCCTGATAAGTCTACAGAAGAACAAACCACTGACGACAGTGCTTCTTTGGTAGATCAAATTCTCTCTAAAAAATACGAAGGTAAATAAAATGGCTGTTATTGCAACTATCGGTAATAAAGAAGACTTTCTCGTTCAAATGAACGGTGATTACAACGTACCATTTGACCAAGTGCAACTTGCTGTTGCTGCTGTATCTGGTCAAGTTGTCGCAAACGGTGACGGTTTCGCTATCGTTGGTACTGCTGTAGAGCCTACCGCTCTCAATGGTTCCGGCCAATGGCCTGTAGGTACTTGGGTTCGTCTTATGACCCGTGGCAACCCTACCACTGTAAACGCTCAAGCTCTCGTTGGCTATGTAGCTGCTACCCATGACGCTGCTTTTGCCGCTGACGGCATTATTGTCGTTAACAAGTAATTTTAAACTAATCTAAGAAAGGAAATACATACAATGGCTATTATTATCAACAACGGTTCTGTAGTTGACCAAACCGCAGCAATCGAACGTATCCCATTTAAACCGGGTCTTATTGGTTCCCTCGGCCTGTACGGTACAGACGTAGTTCGCACTGACGTTGTTTCTTTTGACGTAAGCGCTAACAGCCTGCACATTCTGGACGACCACCTGCGTAACGTCGCACAGAAAAACAGCACTGAAGATAGCGGCTACAACCAACACGTTCTGGCAATCCCACACTACCCAATCGTTAAAACTATTGGCCGTGAGAAACTGGCTGGTGTTCGTGCTTTCGGTAGTGAGTCGGAACAGATTGTTGCCGGTGCTGTTGCTAACGAACTGGAACGTCAAGCTGACCTGCACGATACTCACGAAGAATATCTGAAAGCTCAAATGACTTTGAATGGTGTTGTTGTAACCACTCACTTCGGTACTATCAACATGGCAACCGAGTTTGGCGTAACCCGTCCTACTCAAACTTTTGATTCCGCTACTGCACTGGCTGACATTCAAGCCGCACAAGCTAAATCTAAAGCCGGTCTGCAAACTGGTGGTCGTATTGCTGGTTACATTCTGTTTGCTTCGCCTGAGTTGTTCGCTGAAATCATTGCTAGCCCTGCTGTTGCAACTGCCTACCAGTTCAGCCAAGCACAAGGCAACCCACTGCGTAACGAACTTGGTTCTGTTGCAAATGGCTACACCATGTTCCGTTTCGGTAACGTTGACGTAGTTCTGTATGACGACGCCTTTGTAACTAAAACCGGTGCTGCTGTAACTGTTCTGGCTGCTGGTACTGGCGTTCTGGTTCCACGTACTCGCCTTGGTACTGCAATCTACGGCCCAGCTTCTACCCTGTCTGGTTTGGGTGGTTTGGGTTCTAAGCGTTTCGCTACTTCGCACCGTGACCCGAAAGACCGTTACGTTGAAGTTGAATCGGAACAAAGCACTCTGGTACTGAACGAACAGTTCGGCGCTACTGTACTTATCACCACTGCTTAAACTGTAACCCACAGGGGAGGGGAGTCTAAACCACTCCTTTCCCCTTTTTTGTTTCTAAAATAAGAGGCTAACTATGGCTGTTGCACAAAGAAAGAAAAGAGAATACACGTTTCATATAGATCAAGAAGACTTAGCAGAAATTGAAGTGCTTGCACCTCTCAGTATTAAACAAGAAACATACCTTAA